AGCCGAGCCGACATAAGTCGGATTCGTTGTAATTCCTGTCATTAAGGTTGATACAAGCATTTGTTATTCCTCCTCGTAATAAGTTACTTTGCACTGCAGCATGTATTTTGCCACGGTGCAAGCTTCGTTGATTTCTGCCACATTCGGCATGTTCTGCAGGGATTCGATTTTCTGCACCCTGCATTTAATCCCGAAATCAGGCAGTGTTTTTGCTCTGTTCTGTGCGTCGATCCAATCACTGAACGATTGTGCCAGGTTCATAGATATCAAATTGAGATCATCCGTGCCCTGCGAGTAGGCCAGAGACAACAGTATTGCGAATCCGTAAGCCTTAACTCCGGAATTGCGTAGATACCTCTTAACCCACTTGTCGGCATAGGTTGTAACAAATCCGACCGTATCGGGCGTATCAACCGAGAAGTTGACCCCCAGAGCGTTGCCGAATATCTCGACTACATGCGGCTCAAGGTAGGCCTTCATGATGTCATGCTTGCTCATTCCTCAGCCCCCTTTCAGCTTGATAAAGTTCTGTGTTGCTCTTGTCAGATCATCCATTCTCGCGGTCTTCATGGCTTCGTCCCAGTGTGATGTCGCAAGTGCTTTTGAATATCGAAGCTTCTTGCCCGTTGGCACTTTATATTCGCCTCGAGAATAAGAAGATCCGGTTATCGATGAAACAAACAGGATCCCGCCGAACTGATACCGTGAATATGGGGACAAGTAGTGAACCACTCCACCGCCGTTCTCAACATACGTCCGGACGTCTTTGATCATGATGTGATTCAGTTCCGGAACGTATGGCTGCATAAGCTTTCGCGCTTCATTGGCCATGAATAATTGAACTTTGTCACCGCCTGTAGTTTCTTCAATGATTTCTTTCTGTGACTTGTTGAATTCAAAACTGATCTTCTGCGCCATGTCAGCCACCAAACCTGTAATGCAACTGTACCGCCCCGGAGTTATCCGAGAATGCCGTTGCCTTGAATACGCCTGGCTTATTCCGGTTCAGCACCTGCGATGCCGTGTTAGGACTTGCAGAGGCTATTACATCTGAAGAATTACCTAAAATAATCACGTCGCCTAGATTGCCGGTAAAGTACTGACCTCTAGATGCAGCAGGAACCTTTACCCATTCCGCGTAAGACTTATACTTCGACGATGCCGGGATCCTCGAAACATACGAGCCTGCCATTTGAGATGACGTTCCGGAATTAACCGAGGTCTGTAGACACTTGAAAAAGCACTCATTGAGTACTGTTTTGTACCACACATCCGTTGTACCGTCGGGATTGTCCGCGCCTTTCAGGCAGTTATACAGGGTGATCGTCTGATTGTAGTTCGGGTTCAGGGACATATGTCTACCCCCGCTTTCAAAAGGTCGGTACCGGACAGATACGATTTCACAATCGACCGAACCGATCCCGACTTATCCAAAAGAGCGGATGCTTCGAAGTTGCCAGACTGACCGTCGTTCCCGAACGCTGTCTGAATCATTCCTGTAGCAGTTGCTTTTTCAAGCTTGTACAGAAATTCGGCTATCTCACAAATGCAGTCCTTGATATCGTCCGTCACCGTAGAAGTAGAGAGCCGGCCGAACGTCTGCCGGCCGAGCTCCTTTTCTGCTTTTTTTGAGAAGAACGGGAATTCGGCGTCACTAACGACCGACGTTGTCCTATAGGTCTTGTAGTAGGTCAAATCAACGATCATAAGTGAACCTCCTTCTTATCCTCTGGTGATTACGCGAGCGATCGGAATCGCTTTGTGTGGGAATACGTTCGTTGCGGACGAATCATCTGCGGCGAGCGTCCAGTTTGCGGCAGTTTCGAGCTGTGTGGCGGTGGGAGAAAGGATGGTAGTTCCCTTCCAGCTAATGCCGAAAGGTGCAAAGATCTTTCTCTGACGATTGTACAGGGTGTCCTGTCCGCCATTGGTAGCAGGGTCTCTGTCTGTCTCGTACGGAACTTTCGCGCCGCAGTCTGTGAACTCGATTGCACCATCGCCCATCAGGAACGACGTGTAATTCGTGTGTGCTGCATCGAGAACGACGAAGTCACCGACGACTGCTGTGTATCCGGCAACTCTCGGAGTTACAGATGCAAGCTTGATCTGAGCGCCCGTGATAGTACCGGCATCAAGGATAACCTCAAGGGCTCCCGTGACTCCGGATGCAACTTTTGCATATGAGGCAACGACGTCCTCGTAGGGCATGGAGTCGTCAACGAGTACCAGGCGCCCGTTCAGCGTTGCAAGAGCCATAGAACGTTCAATTCCCTGAGCATCTGTGTACTTCATGTACTCCAGAAGGTTCAGGTTTTCGAGATTGGTTGCCGGTACAGAATGCAGGACGATAAGCGAGAACTTGGCTTTGTTGTCGCCAAGCGCTTTCTGTGCGGCATTGTTCAGGGTAGTTCCCCCGAACAGTCCGGTTACGTCCCTGTTTGCAGACACGTCATAGGTATGCTGATTTACAAACACAAGGTTCTTTGTTCCGGTCATGCCGAAAATGCCCTTGAGAGTGGAAATCAATGTGTCCTGGTCAATTCCGTCCCAGTATTCGCCAACCTGAGCGGCGATCTCTGCCATGAAATCCTGACCAGTGAGGTCAGAAGAGAAATCTTTTTCTATCCAGCCTTTTGCGCGGCCGATAACGACACGTCCCTGTGCATATGTGACGAGACTTGTTGCCGTGATGTTCGTGGATCCGTCATAGTTCAGGGCGTCTCCGGAGATACGGCCAGTGATCGGGACAGTTGCGAAGTTGCCGCCGAGCTGATCGGGGAAGATCTGCTTTAAATCATTGCGCTGCTTAACAGCCTTTGACTTGAGCAGTTCGGTGAGTCTGAGATTCGGTGTAGCTTCGACCTTGGCGGCAAAAACTTCCGCATTAAATACTTTTCCGTCAAAAATTCCGGGCATATGCTTACCTCAACTTTCTTAAATGAGTGTTTTTACATCCACTTCGGGATGTAAATTCTTGTAGGCCATCGCCTCAGCAATGGTCATCTTCTTGCCCTTTGGTGCCGGGTTACCTGTTGGCAATACCGGATTGCGAAAGGGTTCATCGTTCGGGAATAGATAGGGTTTAGAGGCTTTCTTTGCGACGAAAGCGGCCTCAATGTCAACGTCCTGGTTCTTGCTTGCTTTTAAGCTCGCAATTTCAGCGGCGGTGAGTACGTCGGATGCATCATGTGGCTTGTGCTTCAGAGCCGCGGCATCAATCTTCTTTTGAAAATCAATGTCGGAAAGGATCTGTGCTGACTTGGCTTCGGATGCCGAGAGCTCTGCCTGATACTGTGTCACTTTGCCTTTGATCTCGTCATAGTCCTTGAATCCATCGATGGTCGTGTTGGCTGTAGTTAACTGCGTCTTAACTGACTCATAATCAGTTTTGAGCGTGTCGTACTTAGCCTTTTCAGCCGCGATGTCCTTACCATTTTCAGCAAATACCGCCTTGATCTGATCTTCTGTGAGTCCGAGTTCCTTGAGTTGTTCCGTTTTCATCTTTCTTTCCTCCTGAATTTCACTTAGTTGTTTTGAGCGTTTTACTGTCCGCTGTGAATTTGCCGATAAAGCTCGGCATGCTGATGTTGCTCGATTGCAGGTTTAGCCTGTTTTCGGGCATAAAAAAAGCACCCGGTTAAGAGTGCTTTCTTTTCGTCGGTCTTATGGTACCGGCTTTCCTCGTCAGGTAACTTTGCCTAGCCCGTCAATCATAACCCGTTCCCTCTGCTGCGGTAATCCCATAGCCTCTGATAATCCCGTATATTCCGCAGAGGTTCCACGATATCTGCTTGTAGCATTCTGGATATCAATATCGTCAGCACCACCCTGCTTAAGCAGGCTAATTTCCTGCCTCTGCGCCCGCATGTTCGTCTCAAGTTGTCTCTGTCTCTGTAAGGCCTCTGACGTGGTGTATTCCTTGCCGTTGTACTTCTTCGGGATGTTCTCCTCTGCGTTCATCTTCTTGAGCTGTGCGTCCGTGTAGGTACGTACTGAAGCACCGGGAACAAAGGGAAGATAATCATGCATACAGTTCGCGCCCTTGAGTCCCTCGACTGTTCCGAGTCCGCACTGATCAATCAGTTCTTTTTTCGTGAACACCTTGCCTTGAAACCACTGGTGATCCGGTCTTGCTCCGGCGTGCCATGTGATTTCGAATGAGTCAGTATCTAAGTCTTTGGCAGTTCTCTCGTTTATGTGTGACATGGTCTGGTTGAATCCGGTCATGGTTGCCCTGCGAGCTGCCACTGTAACTCTGTTGTGATATCCGGAGTCGTAATCTATCCACCTAAGCCCGGAGTTCGTCATATCCTTGACTGTGCGACGTAAGGACTCGGTATAACTGAATGCACCCGTGGAGATATCACCGATTGCCTTATCGAGTGTTTTCTGATAGAACTGCGTAATGTCCAGCGCCTTGAGTTTTCCGTTTTCCTGCGTAACAAATCCGAGAGAATTACTGATGTTTAGGAATTCGTCTTTGGTCTGTTTCTTGACGGCTTCCATGAGTGACTGCAATTCGACATTGTCAGCAAAGGATACCAGGGTATTGCCCGTCTTCGTATACAGATCAGCGTTCCGGATATACTCGGTCTTGACTGCCTCTGCATAAATGTTATCAATCGCTTCATCCGATAAGCTCAACGCCGTCTGTATGGATTTCTTGATCTCTTGGCTCGACTGACCTAATTGCTTGAGCCTTGTTATCTGCCAGTCCGCAGAGCGGGTAACGGAGGCATTGATTTTAATTCGACGAACAATATTTTCCATAATTCTGGCTTGTAAATCACCAAACGCCTGCTCAACTCCCAGCGGAACGCTCTCAATGTCTGCCTGATTCATGTCTTACCCTCCAGATGGGCTTGTGAAATTGAAAAAGCACCTCGTTCGAAGTGCTTCCCTGAAATACTTAAGTATTTACTAATCTCTTTATCCTCTTCCTTTTTTCGCGCTCATACAAGGCACCGTAGGTTATGCCCTGTTCTCTCGCCGCCTCTGCCGTAGTCATTGGCTGTGCAGTGAAGCACATCAGGCGTACAATCTGCATTCTCGACTTCAAGTCTCTGATAAAACACAGGTTTCACATGATGAATTGTCTCTCCATTACAAAGATACGGGCACTTCATTATTCCCTCCGAACGGCATCGTCTGCTTTGCCCCGAACGTATCCGGCATAACATCCACACTCTGCGGCACGTTCGCCTTTGCGGTTGCTTCATCCTCGCCATACCATTTCATGCGGTATTCCCAAGGGTTCATCAGTCCGGCTGCTACGTCGGCTTTGTCACTTGCTTTGTCAGACTCATCATCCGTAAGAATTGAATCCTTGAAGTTGCACATATACTCGTAACCTGTAGCCGAAAGTTCGTTGTAGCAAGCGAGAGCATAGACCAGATCGGTCAGGCAATCCTTGAGATTGTCCTGAATCGCTATGACCCGGTTGTACTTCTTTTTTTTACTCGACTTTACTTCAGTCGCCGTTTTGTCGACGTCCTGAACATCGGACAGGTCGCCAAAAGCAAGCCCTACATTCGCTTCTACGAGCCGTTGGTAGGTGTTAAGCCCGCTTATATATCCGTCAGCACGCAGATCCGGAGAGAAAGCGTGATACTTATCTCCGACTCCTCCCGCGTCTGTAAGGTCAAGTACCCTTACTAGTCTCTCCTTTGGCGCCTGGTAGCCGTCTACTCCAACAGCAGGAATTGCATCGACATCAGCAATGATAGCCCGTTCTGCGGATTCGTACTCCCAGTCAAGCCGGCCGAACTGCTGATCCGCCTTTTTGATCAGCTCTACAGCTGATTCGAATATCGAAACGCCATTAAACGATCGATCGATCGTGTTCTTGCAAGGGTTGCGGTAATATCCGAAATCCGGGTTGAGCATCTTCGGGTAAATCGTCTCTGGCTTAAGTTTCGCCCAGTCCTCGAATGTATCGAGCGGTACTTGCCTGCCAATATCGGAATCACTCATGCCTTTATAGGCCTGCTGCGTGATCACAAGCCCAGCGTCGGTTACTTTGTGACGCTCAAATCTGCGATAGAATTCTGTGTCTCCCATGCGGCGGAGCTCCACGAATAGAACATCCATAAGACGGCCCGTAGAGTCGTATTTAATCGGGTAGAAATCTCCCTGCATGATGTACTCGACTTGCCCGGCAATACCCAGGGGCTTAATGCAGAAAGCACCCAGGGCAAGACCCTCCTGCAGATTCTCATTCAGATCCCGGATAGCCATTTTGTAAATCTTATCGAGCTTTGTATTTGAAACGGATGATTCCATTTCATTAAGGCTTACATCTGTGAACTCTCTGCAGATATCCTGTTCAAGGCGCAAGGATCCTCCGCAATCCGGTACCCAATAAGCGCGGCCGTTATACATCGCGTTCCACAGATCAATTCTGGACGATAGTTCGGTCGTCAGAGAGATTTCCTCACCGACTGCCTTTTTGACCTGGTCTTGAGTAAACATTCCACGCACCCCCCGTATAAATGATTTAATCTGGCTCAATATCGACATCGCTTTTTTCCACCCCCGCCGGCAAGAACCGCCTTATTTGTTTCCAGAATCCCATAATCAGATAGCGCAAGCAGTCTAAGCAATGATCGTTCAGTTTGAGCGGCACTTCTTGGCCTCGCTCAATGGACTTCTTTTCGAAGCTGTAAAGTCCGAACTCTTTACGTAAATTCTCCTGTTCCTGGCTTATTGACAAAACGCCATAGTCCAGGCATATCTTTACTCGGTCTATGCCCAGCTGCACAGCGTTCTGCGCGTTCTTGATCCGGATGCCAGGCATTATCTTCTTGATCTCCTCGGCCAGTCCCTGCGCGGATGGATCGATAAACACATAAAGAACCTTGCTCCCTGTTTTCTGCTCGATCTCAAGTACAAAGGATATGAAATCAGCAGCATAGTCAGACGGACTCTTTTGTTTGCCGGTCTCTCTACCGCTGTGATAGTATTCCCCGACGCCCTCGACGCACCGCCTTACGGTGCTTAGCCCGAAGCCTTGATAGGTTGTGGCGTTTTGCTGTCCGTAGTCGATAGCAATGCCGAGATAATCGTAGTATCCTCCCGGTTGCTTAACGTGCTTATCCCGGTCGAACATGTAATAAATCAGCTCGTCTATGCCGGTACAGATCCCGAGCCAGATCCAATTGAACAGCTTCTCGTCTGATTCCTTGAGC